TAGGAGCCCCCTCATTGTTCGGCGCAGTAACATCGCCGTAGATGAGCAAGGGTGACCCCGCAGCCCTTGAACAGCTGGCTGAATGGCGTCGAGCAGGTTATGGTCTTTGGCACGTCGTCTTTATCATTGAAGGGCACGATGAACAGGAAACTATAATCATGCCTGGAAGAATGAAGCCCCAGTATGCCATCAAGTACGCTATCAAGGAGTGTGCTCAAAATCTAGGTACTAAGAAGAAGTGGATTCATTTGAAATCTCTTACGAAGGAGGGCTGATGACGGCTCAGCATTTTAAGGCGCTAGCAAACAGTATCAGTAAGATGGACCTGAACAGTAACGATCGCGACCATGTGGCCGAAGAGGTCGGCAAGGTGTGCGCTAGCTTCAACAGTGCGTTCAAGAAGGACCTGTTCATGTACTGGTCAAGAGGCTTCCACACAGGAAAGGGAACCTCAGCATGATCCGGCGTTAAGATCAGGGGTTGACAATATTACCCCAGTGCGTTAATTTTATACTTCGGGAGAATGCCTCCCGTACTCTCACAGGCAAGGAGCCTAAGTATGAGCGATGCAGTAGCAACACCCGTCGAGATCCGTAAGCAATTACGGACCATCCCATCTGATGATTTCATCCGGGCGCACACCAAAGCAGCATTGGTTGAGAAAGCGTCGGCGATGGAGATCGAGATTGATGCAGGCGGGACGAAAACCGAGATCTATGAGGCCATCGTGGCCGGAGCCAATCTCCCTGACCCAGCTCTTCGTGGAAAGTCCACGGCCGAGTCCCCTGTTGCCGCAGTATGGGAGCTCTGCGACACTGTGGTCGCTGGAGCCGCTCCAGAGGACAGGGCTAAGAGGAGCGAGGTTGTAGCCCTGGCTCAGGAGGAAGGGATCGCGTATTACACAGCGCGGACTCAGTTCCAGGCTTGGTTCACCGCGACGGATAAAGGTACTCGTCGTTTGTCGGATCTCAGCCTGGATGAGCTGCCCAAGGCTCTCCACCCTGAAGAGGGAGAGGACGGTCCCGACGCCTGATGCCGGCGAAGGGCTTGAATGCCGTTCTCGGGGGCTCCATCTTCGGATGGGGCCTCTTTTTTTGTCTTAGCTGAAAATCACGCGCATGATCTTGATCCTGAAAATCACGTGTGATATTATGCTCCTGAAAATCGAAAATTGCGGTAGGATCTAACGGCGGTTCTTGATCCGCTTCTAGATCCGCATCTTGATCCTAAAGGTATGGGGATCTAGAATCGCATCTTGATCCTCATCAAGCGCCGGTTCTTGATCCCTACTTACGATCTTTTCATGAAGATGCTAATTTTCTGATCGGTCTGGTGACCGTTGAGTGATTGCGTTATATTAATACATGGAAGAAGCCAGCCCACTCAACAGGAGTAGCACGATGGACGCACCGTTCGAAATGCAGTTCATGACTCCCGATCAGGTAGCTGAGACCATGGATGGAATCACCATGGATACGCATCGGGAGCTGTACGGCGTGCTGGATAAGCTGCCGACAGTGACCCAAGAGCAGATCGAATGGGGGATGACCCCTAGCGATTACGCTCAGATTCGTTGTACAGAGCAAGTGTGGAAGCACCTGTCCGAAGACGCCCAGAAGAACATCACAGAGTGCGTCGCCCTCGAGAATGCGAGGCAAGGACACCCATCATGATTGAAAGTATCGACTACTCGGGCAGGAAGCTAATTCTTGTCCGCAAGGGAACCGGCATAGTTCTGGAGCGAGGAGATCACATTACCTCCGAGCAGACGGAGTATGTCGTCGTGGGAGGCGCTGCCCCACGTCATTATAACAGCAGCGGACGTGTCCATGTTTGTGAGCGAGGCACGGACTTCGAACGCTCCTTATTCCCGCACGTACTGGGGCTCGAATGGAGCACACCTTTTAACTCAGAGGACAGGAGGTACTTATGACGCAGGTTGAGGAGCAACGGCCTATTCACGTTATCGCTTCGGAAATTAGGAGCGACTGGAAAAAGCCAAACTACGCCGCAGTCCCTTATCTGGATGCCATGGACTCGCTCTATAGCATCGATGATAACTTCTTCGCCGATACTGGTGAGCAAATGGTTGCTTACTTTTTGAGTAACGCGACGACGTGGAGGGGTGAGGTAGCCAGGAGAGTTAAGAAGGAGCTCAACCAGATCCTCAAGTCTAGGAGGGCATGGTGATCTTCGTGGCGGTGTTCGAACTCGATAGAGTATACGGCGGACCCGAGGAAGGAGGCTGGTGGTTCACCACCGGCGACCTGATGAAGGTCGTGAAGGCCTTTCCAGATTCGGATGAGGAGAAGGCGTACGATTACAGCCGGCGCTTTAATCGAACTCTGGCCTTCAGGCGGCATGAGCAACGTAAGATTCCTTACGGGCGGCTCCCCATACAATCCGTTAACTACAGCGGGGGTCACTATCAGGCCGAGGTCTGGAACGATATTCCTTACTCGTATCCAGAGCACACACCGCACTACGAGTAGCAGAACTGGCGTCCTTTACGGGGCGCCTTTTCTGTAGCCAGAAGAGGATCTTGATCCGGTTCTTGATCCTTTAAACTGAAAATCCCGAAAATCGTCATGATCCTTATCATCAACTGAAAATCACGAAAATCCTCTTGATCCCCTTGCTCCACTGCTGGAACAGAATGATGACATGGAACAAAATGATGACATGGAGCCTTTTTGCTCCTGTCAAAATGACTGTTGTCTAGACAACAAGAATCTAGCTCCGGATCTAGCTCCGGATCTTGATCCTCTCGGGCTGCTGTCGAAGGGGGAGCCTGTGCTAGCGCTCCCCCTTGACAGCGGGTGGTGAGTGCGTTACCCGATGACAACGCCTCGCGGCAGCCCCTGAGTTGGGTCTGCTCCTGCGACGAACCACTTGCGGTAGGCTTGCACCTGTGTCCGCGCCGTGTAGTACGCCACTCCCCGATCCATCGCTGCCTGATTAAGCACCTTGCGCTCCGGCATCGCTCCATCGTTTGCGGCGGTAGCGTTGATGCAGGTGATCCAGGTCTCGCCGACCGGATTGTCGATCGTCGACGCACCCTTACGATTCGCCGGTGCGACTGTCTCCGGCTTGACGAAGACCGCCGTTGCTGCGGGCGGTGCGGCGTCTTTGGCTTGCTTCTTTGCCATTGTGCTGCTCCTAGTGTTGCTAGTGTGGTTAGAGCCTCGTGCTGTAACCTGACTAAATTTACCGACTGATCCTCCATAAGTCAACCCCGCTTTAGAACCGGATCTTGATCCTTTGAGCCCTTGACACATTCGAGCAAAGGCGCTATATTTATGCAGTCCGTGCAGCAAGTGCTCATCCGCCGGCTGCGATACGACATTGCCGGCTCTTGCTCCGGATCTTGATCCTTCGTTCGGGATTGCCACTATGAACCTCAGCTAGATCCGGATCTTGATCCTTGGTTCAAGAATCCCTTGCCCGTAGAGTTGGATTGCACTATATTATAGGGTGAGGATTACACTACGAGTTCACACCAAAGGAGCAACGTATGTGCAACGCGTTTATCGAAGGAATGACCACAAACGCCTTCACCGGCGTAGATGTTCTGGTAACTCTCATCTTAGCTATACTCTTAGGAGGCGTCATTGGGTGGATGTGGAGGGAGATTAAGGAGTACGATAAGGAGCGCGGAGAGAACAGCCGTCTAATTCCTCCCCCACCTGTGGTCAACAGAGGGGATCTAATCTAAATGGAAACTCTACTATTGTTTATAATCGGCGTTGCTTTCTTCCTTATTGGGATCTGTTGGTTCGCGGTATCTTATGAGGCAATGGTTGAGAGGGCTGTTAATGAGGAGAGGCGCCGGATGCGACGCCTTAGATAAAAGGTGGGCGCCCTTCGGGGCGCTTATTTTTTTTGTATTGCTGAGGATCTAGATCCTTACGTGTTAGAAAATCCCAGAAGAAAATCCCGAAGAAGAAAATCCCGGAAGAAAATCCTGAGGATGAAAATCCCGTGATTATGAAAATCGGCTGAAAATCCCGAATCTGCGCCTGATCCTCGAGGTGGAGCCAAAAGTGGACACTGTCATTCTGACATGCTGTCATTCTGACATGGAGCAAAAAGGGGACACTCGCTCCTGCGCATAATTATACATCTTGAGTGTATAATTATGAGGCAGTTTACGGAGTCCTCCTTGCCCGCTTGTCAACCCCTAATCGAGACCAATGTGCGAAGTGTTGTCCAGACAACAATTCGAGAAATTGGTCAATTTCTCACATTCTGCCCTTGCCCCACTCTCCCTCCTTTATGATTATTAGGTGTCGATAATGAAATCGGCCAACGCACCAGGAGCAACAAAATGGCGAAGAAGACACCGACAGAGAAGACGGCCCCAGAGGCCACCGCCACAGCCACCTTCGTGGCACCAGAGCGAGTGGCACCAGAGAACCGTCGGGGCGCTTCGACGGTCGACTACCCGATCGCGCGGACTTGGGTGATGTGCCTCAACATGACGGAAGAGAATGGCGGCACGCCTCCAGCGCGTCGGGACCTCAACAAGGCGGGTCAGGAAATGGGCGTCGCCTACTACACCGCGCGCACTCAGGTGCAGGCTTACCTGAAATGGTTCAACGAGGGATCGGTTGGCGCGACGCCTCGTGGCGTTGTGATCGACGGCTGACCGCACCGCGGCCCCTCGCCCCCACCATCGGGGGCGGGGGTATCCGTTTTGGATCTTTTTTTTGCCTACTGCGGGTTTGTCACCAGCACATGCTTTTGGCAAAATCCTCAAATTCACTTCTAGAAGCATACCCTCACGATCTACTTGACAAACCCATGAGTCATTCACTATTTTATAAAATAAGAAAAACGACCAATTCCGCTTCTAAGGAGCAAACCATGATTATTATTGAGGAGCATACGGCCAGCCGGCTTACACCCAAGGGCGCTCTGTTCTGTGCCTTGGATCGTTGTATCCTTGAAGCCCACCTCTCCGACCGCGAAATCCTTGCTTGGGTTGAATCGTACACTACCTTGCTACGCAGCAAGACTGGGCAGACACCTTTAACGGAGCCTGTTAGTGCGGAGGCCTCTTACGATGTCGCTATCTAAACGTATGCTGCCCATGGATATTCAAACAACGCCTTACGGGCAGATTTCCCGCACCGACAATGGATGGACCTTCATTGTGGCTAACGCCCAAGAGACTTATGACTGGGCGCACAGACCTAATAAGCTCTGGCCTAACTCGGCACTTAGCTCCTATCCCGTTGAAATAGCTATAAATGAAAATGGCGATCTTATTGACTTGCAAACAGAAGCCCATGAGTTTTTAATGGTTGGTGAACTTAGTGCTTTTATCACCGATATAATCTTTTATACAGAAATTCAAGAATCCCAACAACTGCTTAGTTAGGAGAAGTAAATGTCTTTTTACGTCGGGCTCCTTCTTGGGTGCTTCATTGGAGGTTTGTGTGGATTGGCTATAGCCACAATAATGTATGAGGAAGAGCGAGAAGGTAAGCTATAAGATGACCCTTGACTTTTTTACCTTCGGATACCATTTTTGTATATGATATTCCTCGTACCTTCGAGATAACTATCCATTGCCCTCGTTGTTCTTCCGAAAGTGAAGAGAATGAGCGGTACTGTTGGTTATGTCAATGGGATTTCCATGCCGGATCAAGAATCTGTGATGGCTGTGGGCTTGAAGTAAAAGCTGGACGCGAATGCTTTATTTGTGATCCCACAGCAGGATGGATGTCACCGGGAGAAGACGCCTAATGAGTACAGCGGTCGGTAAATTACGTGCAAAACAGAAGATGTTCGCCGATGAATGGCTTACTGGCGCAAATACTGGTAAGCGATTCAATGGGCGGGCTGCTTATGAGTTCGCCGGCTATGTAATCCCCGAATCAAATAACTCCGGTAACGCTTCTAAACTTCTTCGGCACCCCAACGTGCGCGCATACATACAGGAACGCCTAGATGCCCACACTATGGATGCTACAGAAGTGCTCCTTCGGTTTACTGAGATTGCTCGATCTGAGATGGGTGACATTGTCAAATGCGATCCCCGTACAGGAGCTCTAAGAGTAGACAACGAAGCTGTTATCGAAAATAGTCAATTCATTAAGAGCTTTAGTTTTGATAGTAATGGGAACCCTAAGATTGAGTTTCACGATTCTGTGGCTGCTCTTAGGGATCTTGCTCGTGTTCATAGTATGTTCCATGATAGTATAGATATAGGCGGACCTGGCGGAGCACCTTTGTCGGTTAACGTCAACTTTGTTCTTCCTAATGGTGAATCTGCCGAATTAGGGCCAACTAGTGAACAACTTGAAGAGACAGAAGACTTTAGTCAGATAGATGCCGCATCAGGCCCTGTAGCTTTCATAGAGTCGGATTCAGACAGAGCGGCTGACGCTACTGGTACACCCTAAAAAGATGGTGCCCTATGGAGCCTAATAGCTTTTTAAGTTTGATCGAGCAGTACGGGCTCCCTTTAGTTCTGTTATTGGGAGCCATTTACGCCTTGTATCGATTTTTGGTGTTCAGCCTATACGAAGTCAAGAATGAGTTCGGTAGACGGCATGAAGACAATGCAAAAGCTATGGGTGAGTTAAAAGTCTCAGTAGCTGAGATGCGTTCAGACATCAAGATTTTGGTGGAGTTTGTTCGATCCAACCGATAGAGGGAAGAGAGTTCTGGGGCTATGAGTAATACAACGATTACCAAAGCGTCCTCACTTCCGGCAATCAGTATCGGCTTTGCTATCTCTATTCTGGTAGCTGCTTGGGTAGCGGGAGGCCGGTTTACCGCGATGGAACAAGCGGATGCTACTGCAATGGTAGAGATCGCTGATGTAGCGGATCGGCAGAAGAAGTACATCGGTACTACTGGGCTTTTGACGGAACAGATTGCCGCTTTACAGAATCGCCTATCCGATCTAGAAAGGGAGATAGCCTTGCTCAAGGTTCGTCTTGAGATGGAAGGTAACTAATGCAAGTAGATGCGCAACTTCCATACTATTCGCGCGGACTCTTTATGCCAAGGCGTTATAAAGTCTATTGGGGAGGTCGAGGAGCTGCTCGGTCCTGGAGTTTCGCAAGAGCTATTCTTATTATGGGCTCACAACGGACTATGCGTATCCTATGTTGCCGCGAATACCAAAAATCCATTGCCGATTCAGTCCACAAGCTTTTTCAAGATCAGATGGCACTTATGGATCTTCCAGGTTGGCAAGTCACGAAAAGAGAGATTGTCCACTCTACCACTGGATCTTCCATTATCTTTGAAGGACTTCGGTATAACACGAACAGAATTAAATCCCTTGAAGGGATCGATATTTGTTGGGTTGAAGAAGCAGAATCGGTTACTAAAGATTCCTGGGAAATTCTTATTCCAACTATTCGTAAAGAAGGATCAGAGATTTGGATCTCGTTCAACCCCGATCTTGAAGAAGACCCTACTTACCAACGATTTGTGGTCGAAGAGCCACCTAATGCTATCGTTGAGAAAGTCGGATGGGAAGATAACCCTTGGTTCCCTTCAACACTTGAGGAAGAGAAGAATTATCTCTATCGTGTTGACCCAGACGCGGCGGATCATGTATGGGGAGGGCAACCGCGAAGATCGTCGGAAGCGCAGATTTTGCATGGCAAATGGCGTGTTGAATCATTTGAGCCTGACCCCCACTCTAAACTCTGGCTAGGCCCGTATAACGGAGCTGATTTTGGATTCGCTGAAGATCCCACAACTTGTATAGAACTCTGGATTAAACGTGTTCCTAAAAGACACGGGGAGATTGCTTCTCAGGGTATTCTTCATGTTCGAAGAGAATCTTGGAAAGTTAGATTAGACATCGATCACACTTATAATCGATGGATGCGAGATATGGGTAAGGCGATTACGCATCGTGTTATTCGTGCTGATTCTGCAAGACCTGAAACAATCTCTTATCTTAAAAGGCATGGTCCGAGGCGTATTACGTCAGTCTATAAATGGCCTGGATCTATTGAAGACGGTATCGCTTTCTTACGAGGTTTTGAGGCGATTGTTATTCACCCAAGTTGTAAACACTTCAAAGAAGAATGCCGCCTCTATAGCTATAAAACAGATAGGGACACTGGTGAGGTACTTCCAAAGATAGTGGATAAACATAATCATCTTATAGATAGCGCCAGGTACGCCCTTGCTCCTTTAATCAGAGCCAGAAAGACTCAAACTACCATTTACGCGGGACATAGTTATGCCTCCTGAAGTAGCTGTTCAAACCGAGCCGGTTGAATCGGCAGAAGTACCACATCTGTTAGCTGTCGCACCTTTTGCTAAATGGAAGTACGAGGATGCTCAAAAAGCCTTAGCCGATGTACTCCCTACTGATTATACTATCACAGCCGGATATGTGGTGGATAAAAATCACTTCCAGAAAGGTACGGAGTGGGTAGGTCCTGGAGATGCTACAACTAACACGACTATCGAGAAACAATTTGCTCCTGAGGACGCGATCGGCGAAGTTCTGGCGAATATCGAAAACGCGTTCTCAAACCCGCAGCTGGGTGGTACACCTATATTGGAAACGCCAGCGACAACCGAAAGTGTCAAGGCGAGATTAAATGAATTATTACCCATTCTGGAAGAATGGTGGCATACGCAGCGTATGCAAGAGCATATTCAAAATAATCAACGTACTGCGGCATGGGCGGGGTGGGCTGATCTACGTCTTTGGATACCCCACCGTTTTTTGATACGTAATCCTGATAATACTATTACTGTTCGAGAAGTAAGTTCTATAGAAGAAGCTTTAAGCTTTATTCATGTGATGGCCCCTCAGCCTAAGTGGGGTGCTATAATCACAGATAAAAGTACGATGGATAAAATAGCTGTTTTTCTTGACGTTGAAGTTGAATTCGCGGCTGATGGTAAACGTATTGATTTTCCTCGGGCAGAACTCGTATATCTCGATCCAGAGCGTGTAAACGATAAAGACTCCGAAACTACTCTGCGTATCACATATGCGAATGAGGATAAACCTGATGTGGTTGCGGAGTTACCTCTTGGTGGTCGTTTGTTGATGGCTGAGATGAGTGCTAACATTCTAATTACCGATCCTGTTATACGTACTCAACGCCAATTGAATCTGTTAACCACAATTGTGACGCGTATTGGAGAAACGGCCGCATTTCGAGAGAGGTATACAACTAACGCGAAACCGCAGGGCTTACGGATTCCTTACGAAGATGGAGATACTCTTAAGGACGGAGCCTTTATTGAACGGGATGATGAAGGGAGACAGTGGCAGGTTATTCCACAGCCTAGGACGTTGGGCGCAAGTACCACAACTGAGTTAGTTGGTCTGCCTATTGCTGATGAAAGGGGTGACCAGAAGAGTCATTCCCAACCTGGAGTGGTAATTGTCGATCCAGTAGATCCTGGTCCTTACTTGTTAGCCGCAGATAGTGTACGTAGGCGTATTCTACGAATGTGTGCTCAAGGACATCTTGGAGGTGTATCAAATGCCGAGAGTAGCGGTATTGCTTATGAACAGGCTCGGGCTGTATTTGAAAAGGATCTCGAAAAGCGTAAGACTTCTCAAGAAGGTATGCTTAGAGAGCTTCTTACTACTGCTCTTGCTTTGGCGGAAAATCTATCGGGCAATGAAGGACGCTTTACGAATTTTTTAAGGCTTACCGTTGAACAGAATATTAACGCTGGACCTAGAAGTCCTGATCTAGTGCGTTTAGATCTAGAGGCTTATGAAGCGGGTGTATTGTCAAAATCTACAGTTATGACTCGTTTGGGTATTGATGATACAAATGCCGAGATAGCGCGTATCGATACATCTACGGCACATATTATGAGTATTCTTGAACGGGCTGGAACAGCTAGTCAAACTTTCACTACTGAAAGTGTTATCGAGGTGATGCGTGAGTTAGGGGTGCCTGAAGATATTCTGGCAGCTCTTGAAGTACCAGAGGTACCCGAACAGCTTATACCAGGACAAACACTTGAAGATGAGCCTAATCCCCTCTCCGATACGGACATCGAGGAAGAAAATGAATGAAGCATATAGTTGTATGTTTAGGAGACACTCACTGTGGCTCCACGGTAGGGTTGTGCCCGCCCGAAGGTTTGGAGCTTGATGACGATGGTATGTATATGCCGTCTAAGGCTCAGAACTGGCTTTGGGATAACTGGGAGATGGCATGGGGCGTAATCCAGTCAGTTAAGCGTAAGCATAAAAGCGCTGCATTACATCTTATATTAAACGGTGATCTCATTGATGGAGATCATCATCGTACTACCCAAATTGCGAGTGGACTGACGGGCATCCATATGAGGTGTGCGATGGAGTCCCTCAGAGTTCCACTGGCTCTCAAGCCTAAGACCATTCATATCTTAAGAGGCACACCTAGCCATGTGGGCAGAGCAGGTGGCTCAGAGGAAGGAATTGCGAGATCCCTTAAAGCTCTGGGCTGGAAAGTTATAGGAGATCCCGACACTGGTAATAAATCATCATATTCAAGGATGATTAAGATTGGTCCCGTACTATTCGATGTTAAGCACCATGGACGCATGGGAAGACGTGCTCACACCAAAGGTCCATACATCAGATGGTTCGCTCAAGATATCTTCTTTAACTACATGATGGATCACGAAGATCCACCCGATGTAGCTATTCGTTCTCACTTCCATCAATTCGCTGATAGTGGAAGGATTCATAAGGTAAAGACGAGAGCCGTGGCTCTACCGGCTTGGCAACTTGCTACGGAGTATGTACATAGGGTTGCCGAATCACTTGCTGACATTGGACTTGTGTGGTTTGAAATAGACGATGATGGTTATGACATGAAAACCGTTCTATACACTCCCGATAGACCAACAACCGTGGAGGTGTAGGTGGCTCATATTACTGAATCGGAACTCCTTGAACAAGTCAGAGATGCCCTTGTCCTTACCGAAACCGAAGATGGTGCTATGACCGTGCTCGAACTTGCGGAAGCTTTAAATATAAGTGCAGCAATGGTTCGCGTTCGTTTACGTAATCTACTTATAGATGGCGCTATTGAGCTAGTGAGAGTGCGCCGTAGAAAGATGAACGGCATTGTCTCTACTACTGTGGCTTATGCTTCAATTAAAAAATAAGAAACAAGCGTGAGGTTGTGTTTTCCCGCATTACCTATTACCTTATGTAGAAGTATAAATCATTCATTGAGGGGCTGGAGGCCAGCGCCTAACCTGTCAAGGTGACAGTGATGCCCGAGATTACGGATGCAGAGATAATGGAATTTGCGCGTTACCGGACGTTCGGTACACCCGAATCAGTCGGTAAGAAGATTAATGATCTTGAGAAGGATAACCGGAAGCAGCGAGAAGAGATCAATGGTCTGCGCGAATCAGTTCCAGAGGAAGGTCAATTGCTCATTTCTAAAAATGATGGACTTGAGTTTCGAGCTTTTCAAGAACTAGGACATTCTGCAGATGTGAAGGCCCGGCTGGAAGCCGGCACAGAGGCGTCGACAAAGTTGCAGGGGCTCGAAATACGGGCAACTGCTGTCAGCTTTGCGCAAGCGGCTGGCCTCGCTGAAGAAGCGGTTGATACACTTATAGCCATTCCAGACCTCAGTGGAGCGAAATTTGAGGTACGGAAAAAGAAGAACGACAGAGATGAGATGGTGGCTACACCTTATCTTACTCTTGCTGGTGAAAATCAAGTAGCAATGTCGTTCGAAGATGCAAAAGGAAAGGTTCCGGTTTTAAATGGATTGAGAGCCGCCTCGATTGAACAGCCTGAGAAGGTAGCGGGCACAAGGAACTTTGTTCCAGGAGGTGGCGGCGGAGGTGGTGACAAAGGTGGAACCATCTACGATAAGATTCGTCAAGAAGCCGAGAATAAGCAAAAGGTAGTTCAAGAGCAGTCGGTTAGCCGCTCAATTGAAGATCGACTTGGGATGGTTCGTACCGGCTAAAATGTTCACAGTATTATTAGGAGGTCGATGATGCCATTATCAGTGACCAATACGGTAGGCGGGGCAATTCACCCGAGTCCGTTTATTGGCCCTATCGATCATGCCGTGCCAGTGCGTGTTGATGTATCGGAGTTAACAACTTACGAAGTCGATACGCATGGATTTTTGAAGCCCGGTGTGATTATGACACGCGAAGGAATAATGCCGAGTACAGACGGAATTATTCTTGAGCTTGGCGGTTTTGCAATTAGCAGCACCGCTGAAGAGTACAAGACGGCTTCACAGCTTACTGCCTTTATTGATGGTAGACAAGTTGATGTTGCCGCAGACGCCACTATTCCTGTTACCGCTGCACAAGTTGTCAGCGCCTCGAAATTTGGTGTAATTGTAGTTCAGGTTAGTGCGGCAGGCGCCTTTACGTCTAAGGTGGCTTCTGCTACACAGGCTTACGATACAGCAGCCGCTGCATTGGCTGCTGCGCCGAAAGCTGATGTTGGAAACGCTAAAGTGGGCCACATTGCGATCGCGGCCGACTCTGGTGGCTGGACAAGTGTTACTGACGATATGACAAACGGCAGTGACTTAACCACGGCGACTTTTGTTGAGCAGGCAGTACAGAGTCCGACTCAGAACGTGGGTCGAGGCTACGGCGTAGTTATCGAGGCGACGAAAGTTGCTGCGGGTAACACAACTGCTTTACTTGATGCTGCTACGGATATTGATGTTGCCATCGCGACTCATTGCATGATGCAACGTCATATCGTCGAAGATTCCCTCGGACGTACACTAACGGATGAAGAGCTTTATAACATCTCCGATAGTATCGTCTTCACTTCACTCTGATCCGTTAAACGGATTATACAACCCAAGGGAGGTTAAAGGCACATGGCTGATTTCACCTGGATGCAGGCTGAAGAGCTCTTGTCGCCCACTGCGCTGACTGTTCGTGCGCAGACAGTCGACCCGACGGATCAGGGTCGTTTACTCTGGGACGGCTTTATGCCGCGCCGAGATGTGGACCAAACCAAGATCGCGTCGCTTTCAACTCAAGATGTTCGTGTGACCGCTGATAGGCGTGAATGGAATACACGCGGACGGTACATACCGCTCCAGACTCCGCCTCGTTCGGAGATCGAGTGGGTACCGATCGAGTCGTACTTCCGTATCGAAGAAAAGGAGATCAACGATCTCCAGAATGAAGTAAGAGGGAATCAGGCATTGTTCCGAGAAGTTGTCGGTTCACGGATTCCATCTCGAACCGAGGAATTGGCTCTGGCTAATTGGCGTCGGTTAGAACTTGATGTAATGACTGCTTGGGCAAATGGTGAAATTATCACCACGAATCCACAGACTGGAGATTCATTTACGGTCAGTTATGGATTTGCCGCAGGTAGATATCAAACTGCTGGAACAGCTTGGGACAATGGGGGCGTGAATGCTTACGACCTCTTGCTAACGTGGCTGCAAACAGCTATTGAGAACGTAGGCCCGATCGAAGGTGTGATGCTACGCCTTGCGACTCGGAATGCAATTCAGGTCGATGCCCCTAACCCGATGCCAGGAGCAGCTTCTGGCCTGAAGGTAATGCTGCCTCAACTCGAGCAGCGTATTCAGGACGAGTTAGGTTCTCCGTTCAGGTTTTACACGAACGAGAACACTGTCGAGACGTTTGACGATGGTGGCACCGCGAAATCCTCTGTTAAGGTGTGGCCGGCGCAGAAAGTTGCGGTTATTCCGGCAGGACAGCGAGTCGGTAGTACGGCTTTCGCGCCTGTAACAAGAGCTTTTGACATCAGCGCACAATCGCCCGGAGCAGGGGTAGACGTGCGAGGTGTAACGGTCTATCACGAAGCTGGTAATGCCGGCAGAGAGCTAACCGTGGAAGCTCAAGTTAATCCGATGCCCGATCCGGATGAACAGAAGATGTATGTAATTGATGCTGGGGTCTGATCTTAAGACCATTTTGAATCGGTGGGGGGTCTTCGGACCCCCTACCCATTCATCCTTTTGATTAAGGTATACATGAAAATCCATGGAGCAGTTCGTATAGACGATGAAGTTTACCTTCCAGAGAATGAAGAGCATGCAGCTATGCTCGCGGAAAGGCTAACCGATCGTCAAAAGGCTCGTCTCAGCGAAGCTGGTGTTATCTCTGGTACAGGTTCAGAAGTATCAGTGGATGAAAATCCAGTCGCTGAAGAAGCTCCTGTCCAGAAAAAGGCCACAAGAAAAAGGCCGGCGGCTAATAAGCCTCCTAAGACTAAGGCTCCTTCAAAGAAAAAGAAAAAAGCTCCTAAGAAGAAAGAAGAAGGTTCCACCCCGTGGAATGATTAATGGCTATTACGCCTGCTAATCTTCTAGCTCCTATAGGACCAGTAGAGCCTGATCTTTTTCCAGGTGAGAGCGAAGGTGAAGGTAGTAGTGCGCTCCTTAATAGGCTAACCTCATATGTAGCCCAAGGAGTCGCAAAAGTCTCTGGCCTTACATTCGAAACAACTGCTAAGCAGGATATAGCTGTAGAGGCCTGGGCTCTTTATTTAGCGTTTAGAGCTGCGTATACGCTTACGCTTGCCCGACCTGCACGAGAAGATTTCAAAGTTGAAGTTATGGGGGAGACTGAATACCAGTCAGATCAACGAGACGCTCTTAGAGCTCTTGCTGATGACTACTTTGGTGACTACCAAAACGCCATAGCGGATACAGGAGCGGATTTAGCGATTTCTAGCGGTATCCCATCTTATCAGTCAACTAACTTGTTTGACTGGTGAGATGCTTTATGTAATGCGACACCGTTCCAGTCTGCGCAGGATGCAACAATTAGGTACTCCTGTTGAGTTTGTGCGCCAGTTCTCTGACTACGACGAAACTACAGATACATATAGCAATGACCGCATAGTTGTGGTTAAAGGTCATGCTGTAGAATTAGATGGTGATGCGATTGAGTATAGAGAGCATAACTTAACGGAAAAGAATCCTGTTACATTATTCTTTATTCCAAACACGATTGATGATGAACCAGTTTTGGAGTCTCAAATCCAATGGGCGAATAAAATGCGCACAGTTAGATTTGTTTTTCCGTTCCGACCATCTGGTCATGGAATAGGGGCCAAGGTGATAGCTACATGAGTACTCTTTCCTTTAAAAATTCTGCAAGACAATTTAAAAAGAGATTAAAAGAATTTGGTGATAAGTCTGAAGAACGTCTTCGGCTAACTTTTCTTGGTTCTGTGCAGGAAGCTTATAAATCTGTTAAGTACGGTAGTGAAGTTACAGGTGCGCCTGGTCAACCTGTTAAGACGGGACGGCTTCGTGCTTCGTGGCGGATGACTGGTACTGCTCGTAGCGGAAATATGACTATTGAGACTGACGTTCCTTATGCTCCTATTATTGAAGATAACAGGCGAAACGCTACACTTCGTTCTAAAGTAGGCGGATGGCATAGTGTCAAGATTACGCGATTGAATTATAGGCTTATTGTGGCTAAGTCTCTTAGGGAGGCTAAAGCAAAGGTGCCGATGAAATGATAACGCTATGTTAGACGATCATCTCACCCTTCTCGCCCTACGGAATAGGTTGCTTACGGTAGATTTCGCTAGTACTGGGGCGGTTACCCTCGCAGCCACCGGAAATGGTTTTACACGGGCAACGGGTAGCTTTGTCACGGACGGATTGGCCAAGGGTATGGAGGTAACCCCGACAGGGTTTACTGATAACAGTGTCGGCGTGATCCAATCTGTGACTGCAACGACTATTACCTTAAAGAATGCCCGACCAGTACAAGCTGCTGGCTCTGGTCGTACCCTATCTGTGAAGATACCTGAATTACGTGCATGGGAGAACGAAAGTCTAACTACCAATAATGAACGTTGGAGTTTAGAAGAAGACTATATCTCTGGTCCTAATAATCAAGATACGATGGGTCCATTAGGTACCATGAGCCATTATCCAACCTATATCAGTAGAGTATACGGACTACCAGATGTGGGTGCGCAGGCTCTCTATAAGATGGCGGGAGCTATCTTAGATGTATTCCAACCTCGTCTAGGACTTACTCTATCTAATGGTACGATTGTGCGTGTACGCGCTCAACCTGCTCCAGAAAGAGGTCAAGTACTGTACGATGACGGAAACCCTTTAATTGTTGTCACAATCCCACTGTGGGCGCGGACGCAAAACACTATTTAGGAGGAGGAACAAATGGCTACTCAAACAGCAAACAATGTCCTCGCCGCACTAAAGCGCGAGAGCACATTTGGGACAGCCGCAGGCGCTAGTAGCGCGGATCGGATTCGAGCTTTGGATAGTCCAGGTTTGAAGAAAACAAGGTCTAATATTGCATCGGCCGAAAGACGTTCAGACCTAACACAGAACATGGGTAGACTTGGATCTACTGATGTTGCTGGTTCTTTTACTACAGAGATCAACCCAGGAGGTGAGTTCGATCTACTGTTGGAATCTCTTGCCCGTGGTACTATAGGTTCATTAGCGGAGGTAGCAGGTATAAGTGCAGGGGGTTCAGGAGTCGGAACGAAAGTGTGTAAAATAGAGACTCCAGCTATTCCTATCAATACCTCGTATACTATCGAGCAATACGATATCGATACGGACCTATCAGAGACTTTTGTCGGTTGCCGGTTAACAGGCGCAGACTTTTCCTTCCAGCCAAACGAAATGGCTACTGTCACTTGGACGTTTCAAGGAGTAGACCGAAGCATTGAGACTACAGGGGGCTCCCCGTACTTTACAACTCCAGCACTAACCACAGGACTTCCGTTAATCGCTGATGATTCAGTTCTAAAGTATAAAGGATCGGCTGTTACTAAGATTACTGGTATGAACATAACGGTTGAGATTGAAGCAGCGAGTCAGGCTACTATTGGCAGCACTACTACTCCTGATATCTTTATGAATATGCTTCGTGTAACAGGCGATATTTCGGCAGTGCGGGAAGATCTCCAGGCTGCTACTGATTTCGATGCTGGAACAGAGTTTGCAATTCAAATTGCACTAGAAGATCCAACAGCTGCTCCGAAGCTAACATTCGGTATTATAATGCCTCGTGTTAAACTGATAGATGTAGACGCTCCGTTTAGTGGTGGGGATGCCGCAAAAATAGAGACTCGTCAGTTTACGGCGCACGCACCAGCAGGGGCTAGCAACGTAATCGAGTTCTACACAAGTACAGAGACTGCTACAATAGTTTGATGTTGCAATGTGGGTAAAGGGAGAACAGCTTTAAGTTTTAGGGGGCAGTTCTGAGAGGAGCTAGGTGGGAGCTCCATTTTCGCGGATTTATTCTCTCAAAGGATGAAAATCATGTCAGGCTTTGACATCAGTAAAGAAAAAGAAGCTGGAAAACTTGAGGACGATGGTACCTTTGTTCATATTAACGATCTGAATGATACGCCTATGTATTATGAAGACGCGGATGGTAAAGAACAAGAAGTTGGTATCACAGTCGCAGGCGCTCATTCTACACGGTATCGTAATGCAGAAGGCAAACAGCGTCGTCGTCGTTTAAAGCCAAAAGATCTTACTGGTGCTAGGCTACATGAAGATAGTTTAGAAAAAGTTATTCATTGTACTTTATCGTGGCAAGGTATTGAGGATAAGGGTGAAGAAGTTCGTTGTGACGCGCACAATGTACGTATGATCTATACGCATTGTCCTTGGGTATTAGATCAAGTTGTGGAGGCAATGAATGATCATACGCGTTTTTTCGAGAAAGAGTCGAGCTCCTAGCGGAGTACCTTCGCGCCGAGCGTCGACTTGACAAACAAGAGAAACATGGTAAAACCGGAGATCACTTACGCAAAGCCGCTACTGGAAATACTCCCGGAGCTATTCGTGCCCGTGAACTTCTGGAACTACCTGAGTGTCCCGAAGAGCTTGAGTATTTATTGGACTGGGTATATCAACTTCATGGTCGCAGCGGAGTTGGTATGTCTTCTGTGGCTCCCTTATCGTATGTTACTATTGAAGCGTGGATTAGGTTAATGGACATTCAGTTTACAGAGCCTTACCACATAGAAGCTTTACTGTTACTTGATTCGGTATTATTAGCAGGAGACGCCGAAGAAGAAAAGGAGACCCCTGTGGCAGAAGAAAAAGTATTTAGGGCTTGGCCCGAGGCGAAGAAATAATGCTAGCTGCTCTTGGTCTGCGGGTTAACGCATCAGGTGCCGTTAGACAAATGGGTAAGTTCACCCATTCAGCGACTAATGCTGGTCGCGCTACAGAGAAGTTTGAACGTAGTACGAGGAATCTGTCTGCTACCCTTGGTATGTTAGGCGGACTCTTTGGTGTACGCCAGATGACTGAGTACGCTGATACTTGGACATTGATTTCTGCTCGTATCAAGGTGACTACCAAGGAGACAGATAAACAGCGTGCGATTCAAATGCGTTTATATGATATCTCGCAAAAAACTCGTAATACACTCGCGGCCACATCGGTTCTCTACACTCGTGTTGCACTTAATGCCGATCAGCTTGGTCGTTCTCAAGAAGACCTACTAAAAATGACTGAGGCTGTAAACGCAGCTACACTCCTCTCTGGTTCCACTGGGGTTGAGGCCGCGCAGTCTATTAGGCAGTTAGCCCAAGCTATGAGTAAGGGTAAGCTGGATGGTGACGAGTTCCGTACCGTAATGGAAGCTATGCCACTTGTGGCTAGAGCTTTGGCTGATGAGATGGGCGTATCTATTGGTGAGCTTCAAGCATTGGCGCCTAAAGGGTTGCTTACTGTTCAAGATCTAATTGACGCTCTTATTAATAAGCACGAAGAGTTTGTAGATGCCGTCGAAGATATGCCTTTTACAATAGGGCAATCGATGGAACTTTTGAATAACGCCCTGACTATGCAAATAGGTATTCTTAATGAAGCAAAAGGTGTTACGGAAACTGTCGGTGCAGCAATGCGCTGGATGTCAGAAAATATAGATATAGTAATCTCTGCTGTAGCAGGTCTTGTAGCCGCATTGGTAACTTATAAAGCGATGATGATATCGGCCCATCTTGTTCAAGTTATGTTTACAGGCGCAGCAATGATAAAAAACTGGATTCAATTAGCTAGAACTATGGGTGTCGTTGCGGCTACTGCAAATGTAATTAAAAATAGCGCGAAAGGACTTACCCAATTCATCATTATGATAGCCTCAGTAGGTGTTGGTTTAGCGGCTTATAAGATACTCCTAGATGAAACTCGGAGAGCCACAGAAGAATGGCTTGATGCTCAAGAAAACGCTATTTTGACTGATCCTATGGGAAAAAGAATAGATCTTGAAACAGCTGCCCAAATAAAAACAAAAGAAAGAATCGAAGACATGATTAGAGAAGCCCATCAGCAAGTGGTGCTAGCTTCTTTAGTAGATAAAATGTCAGATAAACAGAAAATCGCTTATGACGCTGTTAACCAACGTGTTGAAGCTCGTCGAGAATTAACAGGTGAGCTTTTAGAGCAAATGGAACAGGCTATTGATCTCGAAGAACAACTTGCTATGAAGACTCTAGGGATTGTAGAAGTTATAGAAAAAATGCAGGATGCTTTAAAAGAGCAAGAACAAATTGTTGATAGGTTCTTAAAAAATATTCAGAGATCGTTTGCTGATACATTTGCAGCTATTATGGATGATGGCATAGAACGGTTTAGTGATCTTTTTGGTGCGATTAAAAAACTGTTTACTAGATTAATAGCTGAGATGGCGGCAGCTAAAATGATGCAACAGTTTGGTTCGTCCTGGGCATCCGGACTTATGAGCGCGTTTGGAGTATCTCAAAAACAAGAAGCTTTAAATCAAGCAACGGCCCAAGCGGTTACGGCTGCGAATGCGCATAGAGCCGCTGCTCAACTGGGCGGCGAAAAAGGATTAGGCGGTGCAGTACCCGTACAAATAGATGGTATAACAGTTGAAGCTAGTAAATCTTGGACAAAATATTTAGCTCCTGCTTTAGCCGGTTTCTTTGCAGGTCAACTAGTTGGTAAACAAACCTCAAATGTTGGCCTCGGTACTGCTATGGGCGCTGTGAGTGGAGCCGCTGCTGGCTTTATGACGGGTGGTCCTTGGGGAGCTCTTATAGGTGGTCTTACTGGAGCTATTGGAGGCTTGATTGGTTCCACTGAAAGAGCGCGTCAGGAACAAAAGCTTTTAAGAGAACAAATGGAACGCAGTGCGCTACTTATGGCGCAAAATAATATGCGCCTGCAAGAAATGGCTGATTTCGGAAGGAACCCAAATCGTCTTATAAAAGACGCCCGTGAAACCGAGTGGATGAGAAAGTTCCGTGAAGGTATTCGAGCGGGAACCGCAATACCGTCGGACATGAATACGATGGACGCGGAACAAAGAGCTTTACTAATAAAGGCGGCAGAACAACTAGGTATAGATCTTATTGATGAAGATACAGGTAAACTTGTAACAGGCGCTCTGAGAGCTCTTTCACAAGCCTTAGAATTTGCGGTTAGAGATCTAACTCAGTTTGGAGAGAGTCTTAGTGAACAGCAGAAACTAATTTCCGCTCGTAATAAAATCATGGGTATACCTGATACAGCCCAACAGAGACTTACAGATCAGCAGTCACTCTTGAATCAGTTGGCACCTGATCTAATGAAGCAGCTAGGGCTCTTTAATCTAAACCTGGACGATAAGGGCGCACGCGAAACATTACTTGCAGGTTTGCGCGAAATATTTACTATGATTACAAAAGGTGACCTTACTCTTGATCTACTAGGTAGCTTTGCAGATAAGAATCAACTTATTGATACCATTTTAGCCACAGTTGGCGCCTTAGATGATCTCAATAAGGTATTGCTTAATGTTACGACCGATTTCCCTCGCGCGATGGACATTGTGTACTATGAGCAATTATATGGAAGCTTTGGTACAAGGAATAACAAAACGTCTCGGCGCACCACTACGGATACTTCTGTCCGTCCTGTGGTATACTCAAATAGCTGGGAAGTAGAAAACGTAACCATTGTCAACGAAGGCGATGACACGGGTAGCGAGATACTGGCAAAATTTGAATCCGCTGTAATGACCCGTAGAACTAGAGGTGGTACGGTAGTTTTTAATGATGACGGGGGATGGGATTAGATGCGGTCGGGACTCGATAGCGCAACCTCGACTCTTTATACTGGAGGTGCTTACGATGTTCACACTCGCCTGAAAATCGAGAATGGCTCAGGTACCCTTATTTCTCTCGAAAATCGTTATACAAAATTATCTGTTCGTAAACCCGATCCAATAGAACCAATTGGTTCTATGCAAATAACTCTTATTCGTGATTCTACTATCAGTGGTGTTAATCAATCTTTATCTCCACTTGTTGAAGGTAGTGATTTAAACGAAGATGATGCAGAAGACTACTCTCCGCTACTACAACTTGGTCGTCTAGTAACTCTTGACGTTAATCTGACAGCTGTAGGTGGCGCCCGTCCCAGTGATGGCGATTCTACATGGTATGAGATCTTTCGAGGAATTGTGGGTAAAGTAGATTGGCCCGATCACGATAAAGGTCGAATAACCGTTCAAGTAGATGGTTTAGCAGCTGTGCTTCAACATGCTAAAGCCGAAAGTGAGCGTACATACCTTGCCGGTACTTCTTTAGAAACAGTTGTAACGCAAGTCCTCACTAATCACGGCTACAGTACGATACCTACTTACTTCCCTGCGGCCACAAGTAAAGTTCTTCCAAATGATTGGGCGCCAGGATATCAAAAAACTATTTGGCAACAATTAACAGCTATTGCTCAGTCTATGGGATGGGTTGTCTACTATCGGTATAGAGGACAAAATGCTCCTGAGATTACATTCTTTGCACCGGCTAGAACTAAAACAGTAGCCGATCAAACTGTAGAAGCAAGGGATTTCAAACAGCTATCATTAGATGATGCAGAAGTACGTAATGTTGGATTCTTGGTCTATGTGGATGAGGATAGTGTCGAACAACTGCTCGGGCCTGACGTTAATTCTGCTAGTTTGACTAAGTATGGCGGTTCTCTAGGTGTTCGTAGACCTTTTTGGATTAAGCTCGAAGAGAATTCTCCTATACGGACTGAAACGGAAGCTCAAGCAATGTTAACGGCAGCGTTATCAGATGTAGCTGATCCTGATGTTGTAGCATCAGCTACTACGGTGCCTTTATTATTTACCGAATCAGGTATTGATCTGTATACAATACCGGCTCACAACAGGTTTTTCGACAGTAATCAAAAATGGGCGTTATTTAGTAATAAAATCAACTTTGCTGTCAACACAGAACCGCACAGTTCTATTGGTTTAAGGGGTGTACCAACCGCTGGATCGAAATCTTGGCGTGACCTATCTATAAGGCCCCCTACGAGCGTTGCTACACACCCGAAACTTAGGGCTGTTCGGGTATTACATGAAACACCTAGTGCTGATAAGATTACTGTTAATTGGAACAATAACTCTAAGGTATACTCAGTTTGGGCGTATCTGGAAACACTTCCTCAACCTATTGAAGAAGACGATGAGCCATGGCCTACCGGATCATGTCCTCCTGAACAAGTATTAGTTGGGGCAGAGACAATTGTAATTGATATTCCAGCGACAGGTTATGTAACATTCCTTCAATTAGAACCTCGTTCATTAACAGGCGAATGTGGAGATCCTGTTCGTTTATCTTTTGATCCACCAGCTGTTACAGTTGAGATCGAAACACCGTCCTGGGAGATCACAGCTGAATCCGAAGGTGCTACTGACGGGACTTATACAGTCAAGTTATACGATCCCGATGCCGTGATGGACGATGTATACTATCGCACGAAGTCGGGCACGGCTGCTTGGAGTTCGTATGGCGTACAGGATGCTTCACCTACGCACCTTGATACGTACACTCGAACTATAACGATGGTGGAGAGTCATCCTTCCTTTGTCGAGTTTCGTGGTCGATATACAATCAACGGTGTACAGCACCCACTGATCATTAAATCGAGTGGTTTCGATTTAGGTCAGCGGCCGAACATTAGAGTTGTGCTGACAATTAATGAAGCGGGAGTTTTGTCCGCTAATGTACAAGGCGATTCAGATACGGCCTCTATTAAAATTCTAGCTTCAAAAACAGGTCAACCAAGTGATACGGATACAAGAGCTGTATCTGCTCAAGATGGAAGAATGTTTCCATCCGCTACTATTGGATCTATTACTTTAAATCCCGGTGAAACAGGATATGCTACAGCCTTTGGTTATAGTGCTACTAGCGGAGGTGGGGATGAATCATCGGCATCAGTTAAAGCTAGAGTTATTAACGCTACAGTTATTGCTCCAACCCTTGAAGATGTATCTCAAACAGAAGACGGTACAAATGGCACCTATACAGTTAAGGTTCTAGATCCACAAAGTCTTGCGACTGACTTATACTATCGTACGAAATCTGGTCATGGAGACTGGAGTGCTTGGGTTCAAAAGACCGGAAGTCCATCAGACGATACTTCATACAACCATACAGTTACGCTCCTAGAGAGTCATATGTCGTTTATCCAATTTCAACTCTGGTACGACATTGGCGCGGAGAGTTTTAAGATCCCTGTTACCTCCGGAGGCTTCGATAAAGGGACCATCCCGAACATCTCTATGCAGGTAACAATCAATAAGGATGGTGTAGTATCCGCGAATGTTCAAGGAGACATAGATACAGCTTCCATTAAAATTGTAGCTTCTGATTCAGGGCAACCAAGCGATAGCACAACTCGAGCCGCGACCGCAAAGAATGGGCGCGTATTTACGACAACAAATATAGGAACACTTGCTACGATTGATCTTTGGGATGTAGCTTATGTAACGTGCTTTGGATATAGCGGTGCTAACGGAACAGGTGATGAATCCTCTATCTCGATTAAGGGTCAAGTTGTCCGAGTGGGTGACATTGTACCCACAATAGAGGATGTGAGCCAGACTGAGACCGCTACGACTGGTACTTATACGGTTAAGATCTTAGATCCCCAATCGCACGCAACAAAACTCTACTGGCGCTCAAAGTCAGGAACCGCTACTTGGACATCGTGGACACTTATAGGAGATCCTCCTTCTCACAACACTTCTTACGACGAAGATGTTACACTTGTAGAGGGGCATCAGTCTTATATTCAATTTCAACTTTGGTATGTCATCAATGGGAATACTGTCAAGGTTCCAGTTACGTCCGGAGGTTTCGATAAGGGCACTATTCCAAATATCGCTTTAGATATTACCATTGCTGAGGACGGGGTTGTTTCTGCTAACGTACAGGGGGATGTGGATACAGGTTCAATTAAAATTTTAGCTTCTAGTTCTGGACAGCCCAGTGACGCGGATACACGTAATGAAACAGCGAAGAATGGTCGTATGCTCACAACCGCTGATATTGGTACGCTTGCTACTATCGATATTGGTGATACAGTTTATGTTACCGCATTTGGGTATAGCGCCTCTAGCGGTGGAGGTACAGAATCATCTGCTTCGGTAAAGACGAGGAAAATCCATAGTGGTTCTCCTATAACACCGAGGCTGGAAGAGATCTCGCAGGTGGAATCAAGTACAGAAGGTACGTTCACTGTTAAAGTTCTTGATCCGGCTGGTATAGCGACCGACCTGTATCAGAGGACAAAAGTAGGAGCCGCGGCCTGGAGCTCGTGGACACTGAAGACTGCCACGCCGGCTAACGCAACCTCGTATGCGCAAGTCGTTACGTTAGCAGAAGAACATCAATCCTTTGTTCAATTTCAACTTTGGTACAAGCCGGATACAAGCCATGCGCTTAAGACTCACATCGCATCTGGGGGCTTTGATGCAGGAACGATCTCAAATATCGCCGTTTCGCTTACAACAGACGCAACTGGTATCCTTTCTGCCAATGTCCAAGGAGATGTCGATACAGCCTCTATTAAGATCCTAGGGTCTACTTCAGGTCAACCTAGCGATGGAAACACACGTCTTGAGACGGCAAAAAATGGTCGGATGTTTGCAACAAATGATATCGGAACACTTGCTACGCTAGACGTAGGTCAGGTTGGCTATGTAACGGCCTTCGGATACGGTCTAGCTAATGGCGGAGGTCGTGAATCTACAGAATCGGTTAAGGTTCGTTATACTCGACCAGGAGAGTTCAAACCTGAAGTCTTTGTTAAAGAAGTGCGCGCTGCGGCGATCTCTACCGTGACACTCGATGTCGAGGATACGTTCCTTCGTGTGACCGCTATCGAATATAAAAAGCGCGACGGAGTGGCTGGAGGTGAGTCTATCGATGGTTCCTGGCTCACCGCATGGACATCATCGACAGGTACAATCTCATCAGCCTCTACCCTTCAACGTGTAATTAATATTCCAGTAGCTGATGGTACTGAGGGCGAATTACAATGGCGCGTAAAGTATACTGATGTCAACGGTAATGTGCAGACTTTCGGAGATAGCTTTACGGTTGTTAATCTTGCAGAAGTTTCTGGGGAAATTATAGTACCCTGGACGACCCTTCAGTGCGAGATCGGATCTCAGTTTGGGTCTCCCTATCAGCCTTACACACTCTTATATAAAAAAGGATATGCGACAGGTACCGATAGCGGTTACGCCCTTAACCACGCCACGGTAATTCTGCCTCCAGGAGTTACGCTTACTAAGCTAACTCAGGTGGGTTACAGAGAAGAGACAACTAACTATCTTATCGCTAATTTTATCTCCAATGATTTTAGCGGTGGTAGTCGTGTGCTCGTTGGTACAGTGATTAACGATACAACTGGCTGGCAAGCTAAAGAATTAACTTTGAGCCACGTTGTATCTGCTGCTAAGGTTTATACTATTGATGTTCAGATGTACCCCGCAAATGGGACGACTACTTGGGACGGTGATGATGTACGGTTAGCTTGTTGGAAGCTCGAATACGATCGTCCAGCTTACTCTAATACATATTAAGGAATATCCAATGGCGACAATCACAGAGACTCAAGACCTACTAGATGAACTGACTGGAATGACGCTTTGTTCCCATGAAGAGTTAAATGTGTGGACAAAAGAGACTGCTCAAATAGTTAGGAAGCACGGGCAACAACTTGCCCTTTTGAGGGGTTTACTCCATGGTGCTGAAGACGAAGAACCTACTACAGAGGTTCGTGGTAAAATGGAGTCTCTTCTTCAACAGATTAATGCACAGGCCAGGCTCTTAGATCGTATTAGTAGCGATGTACGTGATGTAAGAACATCGGTTCGTAACTTAGCTGATCGGGATGGGGAACTACGGGCTTTAGCTATAGAGGCTGGTTACGATGGCTAATAGTCGCGTAATACCGACGAATATATGGGAGATTCCTCGGGAAAGTATTGCGGATAGGGCTGGGTTCTTAGTTGTATATGAAAGGAAAGAATCGGGGCGCTATGGGTTTACTCAATACCAATCCGACCAAAATGCGACCCTTGTTAAAGACACGGATACTGGTGATGTTTATTTTACCGATTCGGTAATTGCGGGTTCGACCATTTATTTAGTCAGAGGTCAATTGGCTATCCTCGCTTTACCTCTGGTTTAAGGAGATATAATGGCTCTGTATAGTCCAGGTGGATTGAACCTAGCAGACACTACTGCTCCATTGATCCTTGCCTATAACGATACCGGATCAACTGATGTTGTATTTTTAGTTTCGAACTCAGGCGATCTTACGATTACGCCAGATGGTAACGATGTTACGGTAGCAGGTGATCTAACGGTAACGGGCGCGTTTAACGCATCTGCAAGTGGTATCATACTGAGCGACGATGAAGAGCTTTACTTTGGCACAGGCTCCGACTACTGGTTCCAATACGACTCTGGTAACACGCAGTTCGAGTTCATGTCCACAAATGTCAATGGTAGCGGGTCTGATGGAATTGTCTTTACCGTTGACGACGGCACCGACGATGTGGTGTTCACAGGGAATATCACGGCCACGAATATCGCCGGAACACTTACAACAGCGGCGCAGGCTAATGTTACTTCACTCGGCACCCTGACCGCTCTTCAGATAGACAATCTAAACCTGAACGGCAACGTACTCGCCTCAACTACCGGCGATCTGCATATTACGCCACTGACAGGCCAGGATATCGTTCTAGACAGCACGATATTAATTGATGCAGGAGTGGTAACAGGTGCTACGAGCATCACAAGTACGGCATTTGTAGGCACTCTGTCCACGGCCGCTCAGACCAACATCACTAGTGTCGGAGCCTTAACCTCGCTGGCTGTTGGTTCAGACGGTAGCGGTGGGGATGTGTATTTCTACTCGGCTACTGCGGGTGATCACCTGTTCTGGGATGCTAGTGAAGAGTTGCTGACAGTTACTGGGACGAACGGTCAAACCGCCTTGAACGTGGCCGATGGAAATGTGTTGGTAGCAGACACTTTGACCGCAGGGACTATGGTTGTCTCCGGCGATCTGACGGTCAATGGAACGACCGTCACAATCAACGCGACCACGCTCACAGTTGATGACAAAAATATTGAGCTTGGCGCAGTCGCTAGTCCATCGGACACTACTGCGGACGGTGGCGGGATTACTCTAAAGGGTGCGTCGGACAAAACTATCCTGTGGGAAAACGACACAGATTCCTGGGATTTCAACCAACACCTTTTCCCTTCTGCGGATAGTTCGCTGAATCTTGGATCCAGCGGTATCAGGTGGGCTACCGGATACTTTGACGCCATTAACTCTACAGCTATCACTGGCGCTCTGACTGGTAACGCTGACACGGCCACCTTGGCCTCCACCGCCACGCTTGCTAGTACGGTTACGATCACTGACAACGAATCTACTAGTGAGACCAACGCGGTGATCTTCACTGCCGGTGGAGCCTTGACGGGCGGTAGCTTGGGCCTTGAGTCGGACGGTACTTTCAACTACAACCCAAGCAGTGGAACAGTCACGGCTACGACTTTCGTTGGAGCATTGACGGGCAATGCAAGTGGCTCTGCGGCCACGGTCACAGGTGCGGCCCAGTCAGCGATCACCAGTGTCGGTACTCTGACGTCTTTGACCACCGGCTTACTCACTGTTGGCTCCGATGGAAGCGGCCAAGACGTAATCTTTTATTCTGACACTGCTGGCGACCACTTCTTCTGGGATTCTAGTGGAGAGAAACTCACAATCACAGGGGGTAATGGCCAGACTGCCCTGGATATAGCCGATGGAAACTTGGTGGTATCTGACTTGATATCAGTGCAGACTCTCTCTGTAACTGGAGCCGCTACAGTAGCTGGTGATCTCACTATTGGTGATGCTGGGGCAGAAGATCAGAAGATCATATTTGATGGTAACGCCCAAGACTTTCACATTGGATTAGACGACACCGCAGATGACCTGTTAATCGGCCTTGGCTCTGCGCTTGGGACAACGCCAGCTATACGGATAAATGAAGATAGGCTCACTATCGCTGAGAGGGGGTTTTCAGTTCAGGGAGGAGTGGGTTCGGTATTCAATGAAGATTCTGCTGACGTAGACTTCAGGGTAGAGAGCAACGGAGATGCCAATTGCTTCTTTGTCGATGGTGGCGCTAGTCGGATTGGGATTGGTACTAATGCTCCAGCAAGAAAATTACATGTTGTCGGTGGTTACATAAGGCTTGACGAGCCTACAAATCCCAGCTTCCTCTTAAGAGAAACTACATCTAACGTTGAATGGGGCATCGAAGGTTCAGCGACCAAGTTGGACTTCCTGAACCACGGTACTAGTGCTCGCTGGATGTCAATTCTTGTAAACGGCAACGTGGGGGTGGGGACCGTATCGCCAGCCCAGAAGCTACAAGTCAAAGGTGTCGTAGGTTTCGAGACAACAGACGCCACGAACTACTGGGCAGTCTACGCTCATACCGATGACACGTTCAGATTTAATTACAACGGTTCTGGGAACGATGAAATTGTTATGGATACATCGGGCCGCGTCGGTATCGGAACCGCAACTCCTGGGGATCAGTATTCTGACAGACTAGTTGTCGGTGATGGTTCCGGCGTGGAAGGCATGACTATCTTTTCAGGTAGTGACTCGGCGGGACGTATCGAGTTCTCTGACGGTACATCTGGAGCCGCCACATACGCTGGCGGTATTCAGTACGACCACGCCGCCGACTATCTGCGGTTCACCGTCAATGTAAGTGAGCGGATGCGTATTATCTCTGACGGTAAAGTCGGGATCGGCCAATCGGCTCCAGCTACTCAACTGCAATTAACAAATGCCGGCGAGAGCATGATCCGTATGGGTTACAGCACAACCCAATACGGTCAGGTGGGAAGAAACTCAGATGGCTCTTATGAGCTTTCTGTATACGAGAACGGTGGCAATCTCAAGTTTGGTACAAGTCTATCTAACAATGCCACAACTGAGCGGATGATTATAGCGGCGGCAGGAAACGTCGGTATTGGAACTGTAGGGATTAATGGAGCACCCCGTGACAAGCTCCATGTAGCTGGAAGCATCGAGTTGAACTCCAGTAGTAACTCGACTGGTAATCCTGCCGATATGGAGAAGATCGTATTTAAGAAACAACACGCGTCGAGTGCATCGACGTTCTATACGATGGGTGAAATTCGATCCTTCACGACAGGTGGATACTCTGGTGGTCTAGACTTTTATACTGGCAAGAGTACAGGCGGTGGAAGCTACGCAAGTACCAAGGCCGCAACCCTAGACGCCACCCAGAATCTTACGGTTGTCGGTAATACTATTGTCGAACAAGACAAGGCATTTATAGCCCGATACACAACCAACGACACTCACAGAGCCACCCTACAATGGCAGGGCCTACAGCTAGGCAATAACGGCGGGAACTACATCACCGCTGGAAACACAGCAACTGGCGGCTATCTCAGGTTCGTTGTAAACAACACCAACGATGGTGCGGTTGCTCCTGGTAGTCATAATGGCACTACCGCCATGAACATTCTTGCTAATGGAAATGTAGGGATCGGAACAAACCAGACTCCAGACTACCCATTCCAAGTAGGCAATCTGGCAAGCGGGGAGCGAATCCACATTGGTGGAGACTCCGTTAACTCACCTGGTCAATACTGCGGAATCGGATTGGGTCAGGTATACGCTGATGGCAACTACCAGAAGGTTGCCCTCATGTATGAAGGAACCAATAACGGAGCCTATGCCGGCAAGTTCCATATCCTTAATAATTCCGATGGCACTAACAGTCGTACCGATCTGGATGACATAGCTCTCACGGTTGATACATCTAAGAACGTCATCGTTCCTAATGGAAAATTATCCGTAGGGACTACTGGTCCAGGTGCTCAGTTTGAGTGTTACGGCACTAGCCAGCATGGCGTAAGAATTGATACGTCAAGCAAGTCTCTTATCAGACTAATGAACAATGCCGTCGGCACAGGTGAAACACTGGCTTTGGGTATTGGCTTCTCACCTGTCGGTGCATTTGGTGGAACATACCCAGTGTCTATGATAACTGGAGGGTGGGACACGGCTACTTCTAACGGGCTTCTGTCCTTTAGACTATCTACAGATACAGGTGCTTCTTGTCCCACTAAGATGATTATCAAGTCCAGTGGAAATGTGGGAATAGGAACTGTAACCCCACTTCAACGTCTCTCAGTTTCTGGAAACATCTTGTGTGGGATTGGAGTTGATACAGCAACGGAATACAACAGCAATCCCTACCCGCTAACCATTACTTATAATGGAGGCGGTCACCAAGGGGCGGCGTTCTATGATACTCTAGCTGATAGCACTAGCCGTATAGCGTGTTGGTTTGTCCGGCAACAGGCTTCAGATTCCACATGGGATAACGTGGGATACATCGCCACCACTAATAATGCTACTTCGTATAATACGTCTTCTGACTATCGACTGAAGGAAAATGAGTCGCCATTCGATGACGCACTTGATCTGCTCAGTCAACTAAAGCCATACAAGTTTAACTTCAAAAACGATCCCCCTTCGGTTGTTAAGCAAGGTTTCTTTGCACATGAGGTTTCAGATATAGTTCCACAGGCTGTGCATGGGGAGAAGGATGACATGGACGATGAAGGCGAGATGGTAACTCAGGGATTAGATCAATCTCACTTGGTGCCACTATTGGTGGCGGCAGTACAGGAACTCACAGCTAAGGTAGAGGCACTGGAAAATGGATAACACATATAGTTGGGACTTTGGTACGATAGAACGCTTGAAGGGTCCAGATGATGACGGACATTCCGATGTCATTACTGTTATTCATTGGACCTACAAAGCTGAGAATAATGAAGGTGTTGTAGCCACTACTGTAAACTCTACAATGTTGATCCGTGAAGAAGGTGATGATAGCTGGACAGATTATGCCGATATAGAAAAAGCTGACTTAATATCATGGGTTGAAGCAGATATGGGTGAGGATCGTATTGCAAAACTACAGACGAGACTTGATGCGGATATAGAATTACGGGCACATCCTACTCATGAAACGGATCATATAATGCCTTGGGAAGCAGAAGAAGCAGAAGCCTAACCACTGTAGCACTTAACCCTTTCTCTCAGAGGAAAAAGAATCATGGAACTGAAAATCAGTAATGACGAACTAATCGAGATCTACCAAGGTTGCCGGGAACTACTTACTATTGAAGATTTAGAAACTTTATTTTCATTTAGAGTCTCTAGCATTGTAGAAAAGATGACACCTATGATAAAAGCTTATACCACTACCCGAGAGACTCTCGATAAGAAATATCTCACAATTGAAGTTGAGAAAGATGGTGAAGTTATAGGCAAAAGAACAGAACCTCATGTGGCTAGTGAATATGTGGATAAAGTACAAACACTTATAGGCGCAGGTATAACTCTCCGTGTACCTTTGCTCAGTATGACAGCTCTCTATAAAATGAGAGAAGAAAAAGGATTAAAAATAGAAGCCGCTACGCTCCATAATATCCGTAAAATTATTGATCCAGATATGGAGATAGAAGGCGATAATGAAAACTAAAATGGAGATACATAATGAGGCTACTAGAAACATTTGCCGCTGCCGTGCCTCACGGTAAAGGCTTAGTATGGATGCTAGGAGGTTTTGCTACAATGTTTGCGGCAGGTTTTGGTGCAGCTTTTGGCGTTGGCGATACAGCTGAAAGCATCGATCAAATTCCAGGGATAGCAGAGACAGTTGCAAGCAACGTTAATCGCATTAATATGATGGATCGTCGTCTAGCCGATATCGATACAGCCCTAGCGGATGCCCGAAACGCGGACCGCAGGATTCTTTGTCTCGCTGGATTAACGGCGACAGGAGAAGTTGTTCTGCCAACCAATATCGACGAGAGATGTCCATGAGTGGACCACTTAGTTTTATCGCCGGCCTCATTAAGCCGGTTACCAACCTAGTCGACAACCTCCACACATCGGACGAAGAGCGACTTGAGGCCAAGGGCGTACTGCTCCAGTTAGAGACAGCTATGATGAGCCAAACGTTGGCTTATGAGCAGAAGTTAGCCGAGTCCCAGGCGTCTATCATCGTAGCAGAGGCTACAGCTAACAGTTGGCTGACACGCACCTGGCGACCGATCACGATGCTCACGTTCGTGTTTCTGGTGGTGTGGAGCCAGTTCACCGGAATGGAGATACCACCCGACCTGTGGTTCGTAATCAAAATAGGCCTCGGTGGCTACCTCGGAGGACGCTCGGTAGAAAAGAGTGTAGGTAGTATTACCAAGATTATGAAGTCAAAGGAGGAGGTCTGATGGCGCACGAATGGCCCCAAGGCTTTAGCCTTCAATTCTTTAGCTCTTCGGAGTTCGACAGACCCGAACTCATGGACCCAACTTTTCTTCAGGATCTCGATCGCCTACGAATGCGTTGTGGATTCCCTCTGAAAATCACAGACGATGCCCGCAACCAAGAAGATTTAAATCGAATCTATGCTAGGGAAATCGCTAAGGGGCAATCATACCCCACAACCTCGGCGCATCTCCACATCAATAATACTTTAGTGCGCTCGGTCGATCTTAAACCGGCGGTACCAAGTGAGGATGACGGCTCTCCCCTAACCCTCGAGGAGCGTGAGCTAGAGCTTAGTTATCAGGTGCTCAAACTCTGGAAAGACGGTCAATGGCCAAAGCTCGGGTTTGGAATTGAGACTGGACACTGGCACATAGACGATACACCACGGCTCGCCAATAAGCGACCGGCGTTCTGGGTAGCGGTCTCACGATGACAAAAAAACGTGTGACAATATCAGATAGTCTTGGTCGTGTGAATAAAGTCTCTATACCTACTCCTCGCTTGCGCATAGTAGATATAAAAATTGCTCGTCTTTCTAAAACGGATGCATAAAAAATGTCCCATAATGAAGCTAAGTTTGAGTGGCACTTAGAAGGCAAACAAGATTTCACTGTACGCTTGAGTGCAGAGATCCCTTCCGGTGTTATCATAGATAGTATCCTTGCCATCAAACTTCAAAAGAGAACAGGTACAAATCCTGAAGTGTGGGCAGATACAGGTACCACTGATGAATCAAGGTCTATTGTTAATGATGATTTTGATGCGGACAATCCTGTAACTGATGCAGCTGTTTACTGGGCCGCTGATGCAGACGTAGATGGCGACCCCGTCCCAGGAGGGGGTCCATACCGTTGGATTGTTATCGCGTCCTTGGATAACGGGCTCGACGTTGTTAAGAAGACCCTTGTGGACCTAATACCCTAGGCGGTTAAGGGTACCCCTTTAATCAACCGTTTAGCAAGGTTTATCAACGGTTTAAGGGGTTTTATCAGGTGGGCTGGTAGGTAACCTACCCCTGGCCGGAAATGGCCTTAAATCGCCCTACCCCACCCCAGTCATCCGTGCCCTGCCAGGAGCAACACTGTACGATTAGTACCATGAGCAACAGGGGGTTAATCGGCCTTCTTCTGGGATGGAGTAGGGCTGATTTACTTATATAAAAATACCTAAAAATTCTAGGTTCCGTCAAGGGTTAGCAACCTTCTTTAATGTTCCCCACGAAGGTCCTACTTCTATATCTATTTCTATTGGAACACTAAAAGGTAGCGCAGTTCTCATAATATGATATATCTCTTTAAAGATATCCTCTTTACCTCCAGGATCACTAAAATCTAACTCGTCGTGAACTGTTAGCTTCGGGACACCTACGTCATCGAATAACCCAGCTTCCCAACATAGCAGCATAGCATATTTGATAAGGTCTGCCGCCGAACCTTGTAATCGACGATTTAAAGCCTTATGAATGTAAGCACGCCGAGGACTAGCGTACATCAAGATAGCTTGCTCAAATGGTACGGGCGTTACTGCTGTTTTGCCAAAGTGCTTCGGTACCCACAAGTCAAACCTCGATCGCCGACCAAGAATTGTGGTAATATATCCAAGCTCTTCGGCCTCTGCCATAGTTGCGTCCATTGTAGATCTTATAAACGGGGCCGCAGTATGAATGGTACTAAATAGCTCTTTAGCTTTTTTCATCGGTACATTGATATACTTAGCAAGACCAGGCTCACCCATACCGTAGACTGTTCCAAAGTTTACATTCTTGACTGTAGTACGATCTAGAGTAATACCCGTAATGCTGCTAACGAACTCTTTAACGATGCCATGAAAATCGATTGTAGGTTCATTACGGTACCTTTCGCGAACTTGTTCAGCGCCAGGGCCTTGGGCGTAATGGGCAAGTCCTCTGTATTCAATTTGACTGTAATCTACTTTCTGCCAGGAAGCGTGATTATGGTCAGGTACGAAAGCTGTTCTTATAAGGTTTCCAAGTTCTGATCGACTAGGTATATTCTGAAGATTCGGGGTACTTGAAGACAGCCTGCCAGAGCGCGTACCGCTTGCGTCGCTTCTTAGTTGATGGAACTGACCGTACACTCTCCCTTCTCTATGGGACTCTAATAAGTAACTCTCGATAAAGGTACCTTTCAGTTTCTCGCGAGCCTTCTTCGTAAGTACTAAATCAGCTAATGGATGATCAACAGTTTCTAAGAACTTCTTTGTGAAGGATGGGTTACCTTTACCTGTGAAGCCATAAGGTATCCCTTGTTCGTCGAAGGCGCGAGCCAAACTTTCTGAGGCATTAGTGTTAACTTCAAAGCCAACCATATCTTTCATTTGACTATCTACTATCTTTAGCTCTTGTATCATACGATCACGTAACTGTTCCGCTACTTGTAGATCGATCCTAACCCCAGTGAATCTCATTTCAATCATTAAATATATAAGGCGGCATTCTATGCTATATACCTCACGTAAATTATCGGCTATAAGAAGCGGCCATTGCTTTTCCAGTATGCGGAAGGGTAGGTCGACATCTCCTATTGCGTAAGGACCGACGAGGTTAGGAGGTGCTCTGTATATGTTTGCTCGCTGTACTTGAGTTTCGGGACCGCCATAATAAGCTGAGCACCAGTCATAAAGAATAGAACCTGTTTTACCTTCTTCTAAATAACGTTCTCCTAAATCGTCGAGGTTAACAGTAGCCTGCTCCCTAAGAAGAGCTTCGGCAAACTGTACATCATGTAAGGCTCCTTGTACATGGATTCCTTCTTGACGTAACCATCCTACATCGTAAGTTATATTAGCGCCTATTTTAACTTGGTGGGGATCGGTTAGGTTATCTTTTGCCCAAGTTAATACATGGTTCGGATCCAAGTTCTCTTCGGGACTGATCTCATGTCGCATCGGAAAGTACCAACGGTGCCCATCTTCTGTACCTACAGCAATGCCTACAAGATGACCCACACCCCTTGCCCATCCAGGACCTTGCTTCTTTAGCTCGGGGTCGTATGTCTCAACATCTATGCTAAGGGCTTTAGCTGCGGATAAGTTAGGGAACTCTGTAGGCGCTACCCATCCTGTATCAGGAATATCCGGCATAATGCGGGCCATACGGTCACCCTTCTTTCTTGGTAAATCTTGCCAAAAGAGACCAAGAGAATCAGGACGCATTAATCATCGCGCATACCTAAGAATACACCTCGAAGCTTATCCCCTACAAAGGGGCAAGGATTAGGATGTTTTGTAAAATCGATTTGTTGGACACGATCTTTTAATAGCATAAGCATCTTATGGTGGTAAGATCCAAACGAGGGTAACCCTTGAATCTCCACAGTGGCTCCGATACCGCCTTCTAAAGCTGTGGTTATGCAATCCTCGCGAAAATATATTCTACCGTCATCTTCCACTGCGTAGGCGATTGTTTCGACAGCGTTATAGAAATCATCCGGTAAGGGAGACATAGTCGAGGCGTCGAATGTTTTCTCAAGCAATGAATGTATATCAGGCCATTCTGTGTTTAAGAGTTGAGAGCGTAACCATCTATCGCCTTTGAAATGGAATGTAACAGATGTCTCGCTTAACTGAATACCTATAGGTTCTTCGGCTATTCTTGTCAACTCTTTGATTGCAGATCCCGGGAGGTTAATGTTTGGGAGAGCCCCTCCAATCCAAGACTCGGCCAGAATGATATTATTGGTAGCAAAAGCAGAAAAATTATGCAAAAGAATACCACTAGACCAAGGACGGGAAGCATCAACACCGATAAAAGGCTCAAGAGTACGAAGCGCCGAAACCAACGTAGAACTGAGGTCAACATGATCACCTTCTGGTTGAATTGATTCTAAAACTAAACTTTCTTTTGTACATTCAATAGTTGCTCTGAACTTACCGGACTTCAAAGAAATTCTTCCTGTATCTGTTAGGTTCAAGGCTGTTGTAGAGTCAGTACAACGTTCGATTGCCTTAATAAACGGTAAAGCCTTTGGCGTGGCGTGAATATCAATAGGTATAGGACTGGACAGGGCAATAGTTCCGTCATACCCCATGACACGTCCGTCCTTAATTAGAAAGTGAGACAGGGCCGGTTGGTAGTCCTTCCTTGATACTGCGCCACGAACAAATTTCAATGCTGTAATCAAAACAATTCTGGTTGTGGTTCAATAAATGGTTTAGTATCAGATTGAAAATCCCCATACGTAACCATATTGAAGCATTTACGACTAAGGTGCATTTTACGAAGGCGCTCAAGGTCAAAACCTAGTTCTTCGATATACCCTACTACGATAGTACGATGCTCGTCAGGTAGATTATCAACGTGTTTCATCTTCTCTTTTAATTGAGGAGCAAACTCGGATATTGCTATTGTTCCGTAATCGGGTAAGAAGATATTTCCCATACCACCCAATTGCACCCAAGAGGATGAGTCCACCGAGTACCAAGGGTACCTTGTCATAAGAGGTACGGACGTGAGGCCGAAGCCATGAACTTTCAGCTTTGCGGTACCATTCTGATTCGTTAGGTATTTGCCCCATAATCGATCTAACCACACTTTTAGTTGAGGCGTCGAGACAGGTACCATGCCGCCGATGGTAATGTGATCGTACGCACTTGCGTAATAGGCGAGGACATCTTCAGGCTCACCATAGTGAAAACATGGCAAGACAGTAAGTCCTCTAGACTCCATATGTTTTTGGTTTCGGTAGGTTTCTTCAGCGTTACCAATAGAATCCAGTACAGAGATTACTTCAATAAAATCGGAATTACGTTCGCAGTAATCACAATACTCATCTATGTCGATAGTTACGTCTTGTGTATAAGCTGAGAAAGCACCTGAGTCCAAAAAGATTTGTCGCCCTGTCTTCCGAATACGATCGACAAGCCGTTGCCTATGAACATAATGGTACGAGTCAAGGATATGTTTACACTCTTCAACTGCCCGTTTTTCTCGATCGTCAAGTCGATTGTAGACAGGACTTCCTGGTCTAAAATCATTGTAGATTACTGCGGCGAGGTAGATTTTCATTGGACCTTATAATAACCACCTCATCGGGTGCTTGTCAAGAATTCCAAACGGGCCGATTGATCTGTTCTGAATACCCCTTGTAACTCATTAGTTACAGTCTCGCTACCTTGCTTCTGTATACCACGACTCTCCATGCATAGATGTCGGGCTCTTATAGATACAGCTACACCTTTTGGTTCTAAGTGTTCTGTAAGAGCGTTTGCTATTTGTTCTGTTAACCGTTCCTGAACCTGTAATCGGTAGGCAAATATATCAACAAGACGTGAAAATTTGGATAGCCCTAAGATCTTACCGTTAGGAATATATCCTATATCTACCGTACCAAAAAAGGGAGCTAAATGATGTTCGCAATGACTATAGAACGGGATGTCTTTTACTAAGATCATCTCATCGTAGGTCTCACCACCATCTTTAAACGTCTTAAGAACATCTTTAGGCTTCACCCCATAACCTTGAGTCCAGTGTAGCCATGCACGAGCGGCTCTTTGTGGTGTTTCCTCAAGTCCTTCCCTTTCAACATCTTCACCTATTTCGTGAAGCATATCTCTAATAAGAGTAGAAAGGTGAATCATGACTGATGTCCTTTGAAGGCGGTATAGGTAGCAGAGCACTTACGAGTTTCGTCGACGGTAACACTTATGAGTTGTACTTCCGTTCCCTTCAATAGTTCGGGTCCAATTACATCAACTAGGTACTGGGCCATGTTCTCCGCAGTAGGATTGAAGGGTACTTCTACAATGCTGTCGCTCATAAAAGACTCTAAAGCCGTGGACCAGCTGAACCCGTCACGTAGGATACCGGCAATAGGATCTAAGTCCCATAGTAGCGTCTTATGGTCCCAGTTCTCTTCAAGCCATTCGCAAAGCAATTCTTTGATAACCCCAAAGTCGATCACACGACCAACATCGTCAAGTTCTGCACTAATGCAAGTAAAATGAACACGGTAATTATGCCCGTGAAGATCTTTACATTTGTTCTCGTGACCGGAGACTCTATGCCCCGCACTAAAATCGTGATACCGTGTAACCTCATGTGGCATAAGTTTTCTCCCATTCTTCGACCCATGCAACTAAATCAGTAATCATCCGGCGGTGTGGGAAAATCGCAGAGCCTAAATAGTTTTTGGTATCAGGATACACGTTAAGGCGAGCTTCTTCATAGGCGCGTAATATTAACGGATCAGGCACACCTGCGAGTTCGAACCCTTTGGCCCTGAGTAGTGTAGCATGATCTTTAGTTTGCGGTGGGTATTGTCCATCATATGATGTGTGACTAAGGCCAAGCGCCTCGTAGCACCCGAACCCAAGTTTAACGGCAAGGTGAACAGTTGCTTCTTTATCTAAATCCATTAAGGGTGTCAATACTCTTAACGAATCCTCTGTAAAGGTACCTATTGAGGAAGCCCTTATAAAGGCTTCTATAAAATCTGGTCGGCAATCTGGATACCCACCAAAATCTTCATTGCTTACACCTGTCACAAGTGTATTGCATCCAAGTACATAAGCTCTGTTAGCCGCAATAGTAAGGAACAATTGATTCCGCATAGGTACAAAGGTCTTCTCGAGACCTCCTGGTAAGGACTGGTGATCTGCATACTCTTCCAGTTCCTCTTCTGAGTTAACTAAAGGAGATGTACCTTTTAAGATATCATCGCCAAGCGTTATAATCTCATGTTCAATTCCCACACGGTTTGCTATCATACGAGCCGAAAGAATTTCGCGCTTATGTCTTTGTCCGTAGTCAAAAGTTACAGCAGAAACAGCACCTGCGCCAAATCGTTTTATTGCCCAAAAGAGGCAAGTAGTTGAATCTTGTCCTCCAGAGAGTACTACTAAGCATTTGGTCATGGTAGTCCTATAAGTTTGTGCATCTGTACACCCATGATGTATCTACCATGCGTCGTAACAGATTGCGCAACGGCTTGAAGGTTCTTATTATTAGCTTTATCGTTAACTGCATCTAAAGGATTTAGATAAACAGGTCCAGACCAATTATCTGGAGGCCTAGCGACATGCGCATACTTACCAAGAGGATGCCCCAAGGCCGCGATAGGTAAGCCATCTTCAGCTACGCCATCACTCGATAGCACATACTTATAAGCATGAACACGCGTTGCTGTTTTAGGATGAATCTTCCCTGTCTTCGGACTACATACAACAGTTAAAGAATCATGGCCCCATGGAAGATCCAAATAAAAGACACCATTAGTTTCGATCTGAACAAGAAAATCCATGCCTAATAAATAGTCTACGAAAGGACGAATGTTCTGACGAAGAGGTTCACCCCCTGTAATCACCACAAGTGGGTTCATCTTGGGCACCGACAACTTGTGCATCAGTTGTAGTCGGGATTTTACTTCCTGCGCTAAGTGCATAGGATTGTATTGCTCATATTCTTTCGTGTATTCAGTATCACACATAGGACACTGAAGATTACATCCATATAGTCGTACGAAAAGAGCTGGATATCCTGCGTATGGTCCTTCACCTTGGATGGTGTTGAACATTGAATGTACTTTTATAAATCCTTCATCATGGTAATCTGAAGATAAAGGAACTTGCTCGTTTAGCATTAATTTCTCCGGTGAGGACAAGAAGGAGGGCACGACTCGATTAGGAGCCGTACCCTCCTAGTTGCCAGAGTAACATATTACCTGCTCAGGTTACTCCTCGACTTCTGCGGTGTCTTCAGAAGCGGCGGCAACCGCTGCTCTTCCAAGACCGTGGAACTTCCTCCACCGACCGTACTGAGTGGCGATGGTCGCAGAGTTTAGTCCTTCTGCCTCACCAGCTGCCATCACGTCCTTGCGAGCTGCGGGGCCATCGGAAGTTGAGAGCTCGTCAGAAATCTCCCACACGCGCCCCGTCTTTGTTCCTGTCTTCGGACGGGTAACTCCATTCTGTGACGGCTGCTTTGGAGGTGCCTCTACTGTCGCCGTCCCTGCATCGGCCTGTTCGGCCATGGTACTACTCCTTTTCGAGAGTTTGTCTTCCTGCTATTAAGGACGGGAAGACAGGCGCCCTATTTATGTTCTTTTAGATCTTCGCCATCTTAAATTCTCAATTGCTCCGCCGTTCTTACATTCTTCAACTAGTACATCCGCAACTATAACGAATCCGATAGCAATAGCTTCTAACAACCTCGATTGTATTACTTCTATATCCCTTTCATAGTCACGACCGTCTAGTCCAGTCGGGTAAGCGACACAATCCTGGGCTTGCTCGAGGAGAGCTTTACGATCAACCATGCTTCTTTCTCCAGTGGTAATACTGAGTCTTGGCTGTGTTCGGGTTAACACCAAGAGCCACGCAAGCCTCTACTATCTCATCCCGTGTAGCTCCTGGCATATCCTTGCACATACCCCAAACGATGTCAACGGGCTTTCTTATTGTGCTCTTATTACGGACTCGCCCACCCGCGCCATCTTCACCGAACCCTTGTTGCAGATATAGTTCTTTGTCACAAGGGAGGACCTCTGTTTCGAGAGCAATTGCTGTACGCTCCCATCCGGTCCCATCGTGTCTAGGGATGTGGACATCAACACTGCCGGCTCCAATACGCATAATCTTACCGGCTCGGGCGCCAGGTTTACGCCAAGGCATAAGAAAGGTCTGATCGTTCTCCATCTTACCGAGAGTTGTAAGACTCATACGGACTCCTTTACTGGTCAATTCTACCCCTTATAATACCGATTGCTTCGACCACTTGTCAAGTGCCTTCAGAACGGTAATCCATCCGTCCATCTAATACATCCAGTCACGATAACAGAAGCAGGTGGACGTTGTGAAGCTAGTTTACAGATTTCCTGCGGCTTATCAAAATTATCACAGTTGACACAATTAATAATAATACCTTCTTTGATTAATTTTTTTGTAAGCAAACGCTTGTAGTCTACACTCCACTTCTCAATCGAATTCATAACCTGCGATCTCCGGATACCGTTTGTTTTCAATGACTGATATAGTTTTAGGTATCTTCAAATAATCTACAGCTTTCAAGCCAGACTCTACATCAGGGGGTACTCCCCAAGGTGATCTTAACTCCCACCATTGACGAGCAACACGGGAGGCGTAGCCGCCATGGTCTAAGCAAATGTATTCACTAAACTTACGCAGCCCTGTATAGTATTCCACTCGCATAGAGTTTGGTTTGCCTTTCTTCTTATGCACCTTATATATAACTTGAGATACAGGGTACTGACGAATCTCAGGTGCGTCCCCAGCAATAAGTTGATTCAAACTAGCAGAGGCTTGAATCTTAACAGCCTTTGGAAACTCTACACCACATTCAGGATTCTGACAAAACCGGCAGGAGGCGTGGGAGTAGCAGTCACAGACCTCGCACAGCCGAACGGGGGCAATGCCTTTCGGCCCCTTTCCTTTTTTCCTTGGCATGACAGGGTCGTTAATCGGACCTAGGCGTTGTGTGTTGCCAGCAAAGTCGAGTACAAGACAGTTGTCTTTGCCAGGAGCCGGACGGGTACCGCGTCCGAGCATCTGTACCCACAGTCCTGGTGAAGCGGTTGGTCTTAACATTACGATACAATCGATGTCTGGATAATCAAAACCATGAGTGAGGATATTATTGTTCACCATAGCTTGAATACGACCGGCTTTGAAATCTCTTAGTCTTTGATTTCTTTCTGCAGTTTGAAGTTTAGAGTGAACTACACTTGCGGTGATTCCGAAAGTATTTGTGAGGTGCTCTGTTACATGCTCAGCATGTTCTATACCGCTAGCAAAAACGAGCCAATGTTTACGTTGAGAGGCAATCCTAACCGCTTCATTAAGAGCAGCTATAGTAATAGTATCCTGATCAACGTGTTCTTGTAAGTCTTTTTGAATATATTCACCACCCGATAAGCGAACTCCGGATACATCTAATTGTTCTGTTGTGCGCTTCGGTATTAAGGGGCTGATCCAACCTTGTGAGATCATCCAATTAAAAGCGTCACGTTCAGTTAAGTCGAAACAAACATCATCGAACAACCCTTCCTTATCAGTTAGCATACCTTGCCCGAGCCTAAAGGCTGTAGCAGTGAAGCCTATAACCTTGAGCTGTGGATTGACCTCCCTAAGTGCGCCTATAAACTTGCGGTACATTGTGGTGCCTTTGTTACTCACAAGATGGGCTTCATCAATTAGGATGATATCTATATACCCAAAGATTTCAGGTTTACGATAAACAGATTGAATACCCGCATAAGTAATGGGTTCTTTATGATCACGACGACCAATCCCAGCACTATAGACGCCGGCTGGCGCAGTGGGCCAGATGTTTAATAGAGCGTTAAGATTCTGTTCAATTAATTCCTTCACATGGGTGAGCATCATTACTCGTGTTTTCGGATAAGATTCTAAAGCACGTTTAATGAACTCAGCTATGATGAAAGACTTGCCAGTACCCGTAGGTAATGCGGCAATTGGATTACCGTTCTCTTGCCCAAAGTAATCATGGATGTGGTTAAGGCATGCTTCCTGATAATCACGCGCAACCATAACATCTTTCGAAGTCGACGCTTCAGGAATATGCCACCATCCGCATTTGTCATCAAAGTATGGGCGCGTATCCGATGCTTCTAGGCTAGCCTTATGTCGATCCGTATAAGCTACCTTGCCACATTGGGTGCAGCGATAACGTCCATCTTTGAATTCGAGCAGTACAGCCATTACTCAAATAAATCCAATTGAATTGCATCGAGAGGAACTTCTTCTTTGATATCCCGTAGCATAAGTCCTAAAGATATTATTGATAGTATCAGTACAACGCCTGAAGCTATAAAAAGGTAGCTCACTATTTAATCCTCCACTATTTCAGAATGTTCTAGACATCCACGAAGTTGATCAGAAAACTCGAGTTTACAATGAAACTTGTTGCAAAACCATTCGCTATTTTCTACTGGAGCAGAATGGATACACGTACGACAATTCATATCTTTTTTAGCATGATGATGACAGACATCTTTGTAATCACACCATTGACAGATATACCATCCAGGGCTCGCATTTGGTATGCGTGGCGGTATGGCCTCTGCATTAATAATCTTACCAGCTCTTTCTACATGCTTTAGAGCTTCGTGTCTATCGTATTCTATTAACTGAATATCTATTTCATCGTCATTCTTATTAACAGCAAAATATAAAGCCGCAGGTAACTCTTTGTAGTGCATATAAATTTGGGACTGAATATAATGCTCATATTTCGATTTCTTTACACCATCTTTTTTAACTTTTTTGAAGCTCTTATCATTATGCGTCTTGTATTCCGCAAGGATATCTATCATTGGAAACTCTGGTGTATCAAAGAGTATACTGTCCAGTGATCCACCAAAATGACCGTTCCAATCTATTATGCGATACTGATCACCTGTATCTGGATCTACATCTTCTACATGGATACCAGACTTACGCATAAAATTGATAAGACGTATCTCTTCTTCATGACCTCGTTGAAATAGCCGAAGTATGCGACCTTTAAAAGAAGAACGACGTGCCCATCTAAACGTATACCACAGTTGACGTGCGCAAGGTCGGCCAATAATAGACGCACCAAGATGCCGGCGAAAGCCTTTACCCTGCTTACTTTCTAGAAAATCATCAATACGCTTAAGTGTGGTCATAAAGAGAGGCTGGGAATTGAACCCAGACCGGGATGAAGGCGACCAACCTTGAACCACCCGGCTCCTCCCACAAGGACTGTAGGCACTCTCTTCCCCAAAAGGATTAACTCGTTGCCCAAGGGGGTGCTTCTGGCGTAGCCGGTCCTGCTGGCGCAGCCGGCGCTGCCGGTGCAGGTGGGGCTACAGGTGCAGGTGCCGGTGCCGCTGGTGGGGCTGCTTCGCCTGTCCAAGGTGGAGTAAATTCAGAAGCCCCTGCAGGATTAGGCTGACTAGGGGTTTTTGGGGCATCGCCGTGTTTAGGCTCAAGTTTGATTTCTTGTCCATTTTTTGAAACTTTATCCCCGATCCTAGCATACCCTTTTACATCATTACCGGCATCGTAACCGCCTTCGGGCGCCTTTTCGATAACCCTTGCCATTAAAGGATGACCGTGTAACACTGATGTATCAGGTACTTGAAACACATTAACAGCGTGACAGATAGAAGACATAGTGGAATTGGCGATCTCTACAGCCACTGTGTTAGCGTTGCCGAGGTTTAGGCGATCCCAAAATAGACGACCAACATAAGGACCGTCGAGAACCTTTAAAGTGAGTTCTACTAACCACTCACCAGTGCCGGCAACACCACCATCGCCTCGGCCTTTTTTGGTGAGCTTTACTTCGCTCTCCGTGATGATACTGTTGTACCAATCTGACGGTAGAGGCGGTGGTGGACCAGTACGAGGTTCATGCTGCGTAGCGTCAAATGCCGATGGTAATTGTGCCATGAGAGATTAAACTCCTTGAGGGTTAAGTGCTACATTATGAGCCATTATCTTGTCAATTACCTTGCCGAGATGCGGCTCTTCTATCGCGTCCAGAGCTCCTGAACGGTCCTTTGCTTCAAACTGTAAGTCTAACTTAGTACGAAGATAACGGTATTGCTCACCTGTTTCGGGCAATACACCGATTTCCATGCTAAAGAGTTCATCGAAGAAGTAAGGCATATCCTTAGTCAAGGCTTGTCCTGGCATCGAAGGACCGTACCTGCTCACACCTGTTACATCATCTTTATTGTTACTCTGTTTAGCACTGAAGTACACATGCTTTCCTGGTAGGTCTCGGAACTTACGAATGAGGTCCCTCATTTGACTACCCATTTCACCGTAAGCTGCCCGACCATCCTTACGAATTGCCATCTCTCCACGTAAGCATTGTTCCGCAATCTCAGAGATACTGTCTAAGGCTACACTCTGAAATTGTTTGGCATGCTCGCTAAAAGCAATGAAGTTGTAGGCTTCGTCCATCTCATCGTAATTTGAGATAGTAATTTGAGGTATTTCCACATCGCCTAAGGAAAGTACTCCCGACTCGGCACTGAGGAGAAGAGTTGGTCCAGTGGAAGGCCATTCATGCAGAGTTCTAACAAGAGTGGTTTTACCTACTCCACCTCGTCCATGAGTGCAAGTCTTAACACCATGGAGTCGCGCAGCTTCGGCAGTTGTTGTGAAAGTTAGCGCCATTATGGTGTCACCTCTGCTTTGTCTGGTTTGGCGGCGATGATAGAGAGTGTAGGTAATCCAGGTTTGATGGTGAGGATTGTGTCTACGTTGTTACGTGTCTCATCATCTAACCCACGATATGCGGTTGTTTGTAGAGTGTGTTTGGTCTTGAAGAGCGTCTTACGTAGTGCCGGCGAGATTTTTAGGTCGTCGAATTCGGCTTCACGTATTGTACGACGGATATTGTAGACACCTTTTAGCTTGCGGCCATCAGGTAGGTCCATTGTGTTGGTGCCTTCGACGGGTGTTTGGAAGGCCCCTTCAAATAGGCCCTCTCTTAAGGCACGTTCTTCACCTTGTAACTTTGTAATGGCAGCTTTTAGTTCTTGCCACCTTTCGAGTGTTGCGAAGTAGGCTTGAGAGTCAGCCATTTTTTTAGTCGTCTCCTTTTAGTCCATTATTGCGTATCCGCAATATTTCAGATACATTATCTAAATCCTCTGGAAATTGATAAAGTTTTTTACGCATAAAATCTTTGTCAATCTCGGTTAAGCTACTTTCTCTATCATGTAAGAAAAGCTCTATCGCACAAAAGACATCAAGGGTTGGTGTATCGTTAATCAAATTACGCAATTCATAGAGAGCTTCAAATTGTTCTACTTGTGAGTTATTAAATTGAGTGATAATTTTTAATCGTTCATTAATGGTCATAGCGTCCTTTGGTCTAGATAAGGTAAGGGGCGTTTTTGTTGTTAAAGCATCCAGTGGCCTGCTGGGCTTAGGCACTGACCGTTTAAGTGTATGAGCACCTACAATCACTCACCCCCTTACTAATTACATTTAAGGTAAGAAAGATGGGACCTGATTGTCAACCCCGCATCGTGTGAATACTTTAGGGTTGTGATATTTTACGGTCCCCCTTATATTACCCCAGGAACTTTGCCCCCAAAAAAAGGAGGGAAAGAACATGGCCGAGTCCTTAATGGAAGTTACTAGACGCCTATTACAAGAGTCAGAGATGAGTATTGCTGACGTACACGCAGAGCTCCACAGCACGGGATCTGACATCACGTTTTACTGGCTGCGTAAATTTAGTAGCGGGAATATTAAAGATCCCTCAGTAAACCGTGTTGAAGAGTTGTATACTTATTTGACTGGAGAGGCTGTCCTCATTACTACGAGCTAAATGCCATTACCTAACGCATTGCGAAAAAAGGAGCAATGGTTAGTCAGTGGTGAGGACAAAGCACCGAGGTCAGTCAAAACAGGAGCCTATGCAGATGTTCGTGACCCCGCACTTTATGTCACCTACGATGACGCTGTCTCGTACGCTCAAAAACACGACTTGGATATCGGTTTTGCCCTTACACTTGACGATCCATTCACGGTCATTGATTTAGATGAACCAACAACAAAGGAGCAACAGGTACGGCATGCCAGAATATTAAAGACCTTCGACACGTATGCTGAATTATCACGAAGTGGTAAAGGTGTCCACATCTGGGGACTTGGATCGGTGCCCCGTGGAGTACGCCGTGATAAGGTAGAGGTATACTCCGAAGCGAGATATATGATCTGTACAGGTAAGGTGATAGATGGTCACGTGAAACCTGTACAAGATTGTCAAGAGCTTTTAACAATCCTCTTTAATGAAGTAGCAAGGGCGGAATTAACCCTAGCTGAACTGACTGAAGAGGATGCTTTATTATCCGACAAAGAGATAGTACTGATGGCTTCTGGTGCTGTCAACGGTGCTAAGTTCGATCTATTATGTAAAGGAGAATGGCAAGGGGAGTACCCAAGTCAAAGCGAAGCGGACTTTGCATTAATGAATATGTTCTGTTTTTACAGTAAGAGTAATGAACAATGTCGTAGATTGTTTAGAT